CGTCAGCGATAGTGATTGGTCCAAATGAACCTGCGTTCTGACCTGCTGGGATTGTGTAGTTAGACGTAATGGTTTGACCATTCAAGTAAATGACAGCATCAGTGCCTCCACCTGTCGCTCCACCACCAACCTTACCCCATCCTGCTGCACCATAGCCTTCAAACTGAGTAAGCGTTGAGTTGTAACGTAAGTAACCTGTTGGTGTTCCAGCATCACGTTGAGCTGTTGTGCCTACTGGTAATACTGCTGAACCTGTAGATGAAGTTTTATCTACTTTAAGGGATAACGCAGATGTTGTTGTACTGGCTACCGCTCTTGTGTCTACATCTGTTTGTAATTCATCTAAAGCTGTTTGTACATTTACTGCTACAAGATTACCACTAGGTATATTGCTAATAGCACTAGCATCATGAGCATCTGTTGTACTATTTACATGAGAATTTAATATAGTGGTCGCAGTTGTAGTTGCTATGCTTTCAGCTAACAAAGAAGCTGCTGTAGCTGTAGCTGCTGCTGCCGTTGCTGTAACAGCCGCTTCACTCGCTACCGTAGCATTATATAAAGCTAAATCAGCTTGTGCTGTAGCAATTGCCGCTGATGTAGCAGCTTGTCCTGAACTAACTAAGGCAGCATTAGCCGCATTAATAGCAATAATAGCTTGATTTGAGGCATCACCTGTAGCATCCCCAGAACCCCCAATACCTCGAAATATTGCCATTATTAATCCTTAGCTTTATTAATAACTTTAGTTATACTTTCTTTTACTTTTACAGGTTCTTCCCATAATTTATATTGTGGGTGAGTGAGCATATCCTTAATATCATTTTCATCTTTAAACTCTACAAAATTACCTGAAACTAAACATTGAAACTTAGCCATATAAAACCCTTTTTAGTGAATGGAATGAACCCTTAAATAACTATGCAAAAATCCCCTACCGTTAAGCAAGGGACTTTAACCTACTTATTACGCTGGAACAGCCAAGGCAAATGCAGAACCATCACGCAACTCGGCAACACCATACAAGGTATCAGCAGTGTACAATGTACCTAGATACTCTTGCTTGTATTGAGTTTGTGAACGAACACCTTGTTGTTCAACTAAAACAGCCGCATCTTTATGACCCATCAAGGCAATACGAGCACCACCAGTGGCAGTATCACAATTGCTAGATACAAACACAGGAATACCATACACATTACCAATTTCACCATTACGGATAGTGTTGCCACCACCAGACTCACCTACGAATGCTTGCTCTGTATAACGAGCAATACCCATAAGTGTATTACGGCTAGAAGGAGGAATAACAAAGAAACGACCATCCATAGGTACATCAGCATCATCAAGACGTTGAATTGTACGACGAATAGCTAAGTCAGTAAGAGCTGAAGCATTTGATGTACCTGAAGTGTATGCAGTGGCACCATCACCACCAACATAAGCACCAGTGTAAGTTACACCAGAACCACCATTAAATGTACGACCTAATTGCACAAGGGAAGTATCTACTTGTTTAGATAAAGCATAACCGGCATCTTCTGTGTAAAAACGACGCAAAGATGTAAGAGCTTGTGCTTCGACAATATCTTCAATCAAACGTGAATACTCATAATGCTTATCAATGGTAACTACAACATCACCTTCTGTAGCAGCTTGTAGAGCCACTTGACTATTTGCAGCTTTAAGTGAAGCTGTACCACGGGTAGGTGAAGGGATATGAACCGTGTCACCCTTTTTACCAACAAAAGACATTTTTTTAAATAAGTTTGCAAGAACTAAATTCTTTTTATAAGCAGCTACAATCTCATCACTCCAAATCTCTGGAATAAAGGTTGCTGCGGTTGTTACGGTTACTTGGTTTGAGCCTAAAGCCATGATAAATCCTTTTAATAATTGTTAAATGACTCGACCTTCTCGGTACGCTAACATAATTTCTTGTGAGCGAGCTTCATAAGTGTCTGGGTCTGTTTGCATAAGTTTAATAATATCGCTTCGACGATATTTCTTTTTTGAAACAGATTCTTGAGCATTGCCACCACCTACATCAGCCGCTTTTAATTGTAAGTTGCGGTCTAATTTAGCAGTTTCAGTTACTCGTTTGTTAATGCCTTGTCTTTCATTCCAAGTAGACAAAAGTTCTTGTGCAGAATCATAATCAAAATTGTTCTGCGCACGATTGTATAACTCTGTTCTAACTCGTGAACCGTTAATCCATTCAGCAAAAGCAGGTGAACCCACAACCTCTTTATAATCTGGAAAATCTTTAGCTAATTGGTTTTGAATATTAGCTTGTTTATTTGCCAAAGTTACTTGTTGTGCTTCTTTAATTGCTGGGTGATTTTCAATTGCTTTATTTACAGCAATCTTAGGGTCAATGAAAAAATCGTCATCATTTGAATCTACTTCAGGTGTCTTTAAGTTATTTGATGTTTGTGTCTTAATAAAGTCATCAACTACCTTCCGCAGATCACCAACCTCACCACCCTGCTTACCAATAAACTTTTCGGCTTCTTGGTGCATTGCAATAATGTCTTTTACTGATTTGTTGCGGTATTTCTCTGGTAGTTCTTCAACAATTTCTTCTGCTACTTCATCAATTGTTTCCAAAGAATCTGTGGTTTCTAAACTTTCTAAAACGTCATCTAAAACTTGTGCCATGTTATTACTCCAGTGCATTTAGCATTATTGGAAAAAAGAATATCTATGGTTAGACTAATCTCTTTGAACAGAAGGTTTATGCTTTTTAGCCCAAGCGTCTGCCGCACTTGGAAAGCTGCCACTAATACCTTCAAGTGAAATTGTAGGGGTACTAAGAATTTTCTTAGCTATACAACCACAAGAGGTACAAGTAGTTTGTTCGGTATTTTCCATATATCGTTCTACTATTTTTAAACAAGAGGTACATTTAAAATCAATCATTATCCGCAAGAGTTAACTCCTCATAACTTTGTGAAGAAACTTCTTTTAGGGATAATACCCATTGTAAAATATCAAGCTGCCCTTTACGTTTAAATAATTCTTCATGGGTAGTGACACTATTAACCATATTATAATTATCAAATAAACTTTGAACATCCTCAATAAAATCACTCCAACCTTTTGTTGCCATTGTAGTGAATCTATCTTCGTAGTAATCTTGCAATTCTTTCTTCAAGCTATTGCACTCCTTAATAATGGTGTGTTATAATCAGCTTCATTAAATATATTATATCATATATAGATTTAGTCTGTCAATGGTGTATTCATTTGCATTTTGACTATATCTAGCTTTTGTAGCATATCTTTTTCTTTTAGATCAATTTCTTTTTCTTTAAACATAAGTTCTGATAATCTAGCACGTCGTTCAAACTCTTTATCATCAGCAGTGCCAGCATGTAAATTAGTCGAAAGAGCTGCTGCAATCTTAGCTTGAACTTCTTGAGGTTTAAGTTGCGTTTCAACAGCAATTTGTTGCGCTTCAGCTTGTTGTTTACCTGCTTTAGTATTAAGGTCATTAGTCTGAGCAGTAATAAGGCCAGCTTGTAATTGTTGTTGCATTTGTTGAGCTTGTTGAGCTTCTGGATTAGGTTGCATTGAAGCAGTAAGTTGTTTTAATAACTCTTGTTTATTAGGTAGAGAACTATTGCCAATAACCCCTTGCATAAGGATAGGTACAATAGGACTATCTGGGCCAAGGGTTTTCATAAGGTTAATCATTTGCATTTGTTCAACTTCACGGGCTAAAATACCTAATGAACTAGAAGCCACAAAAGAATAATCTTTTACAGGGAAATTATCAGGGTCAAATTGCATGAAGCGATAAGCCGCTTTTTCAATAAAAGGAATAAGGAATGAATCTTGAAAATTAACAAGAGTACGTTTATTCTTTTTAATAATAGATGACAAGGTAATTGACATTTCCCCACCACCAGCAGGGTTAGCTTGCATAGCTTGTGAATCAAGTGTACCTGTAGCTTGTAACAACATACCTTCAAACTTATTAGCAATCTCAATATTAGAAGTGTCGGTTGTACCAAACTTGAATGGAAGCAAGATTTCAGCAGGATTACCATTAGTTAAAATAGTTTTGCCCGGCCTTACCTCAAATTTAGACCCTCTAGGAAGCCGTGTAGCATCCATAGCCATCATTGGGACGGCTGTCAATGCTAGTGAGTCTAAATGACTACGCAATTGGGCATCAATCGCCTTTTGCATGTTATAGCCTTTTTCAGCAATACCACGACCCCAGAAACGGTTAGGAATAGAGTCATCTTGATATGCCACAATTGGGCGATCTTGCATCATGTATGGATTTTTTTCAGCTTTTAGTAATTTACCATTACCAATAATAATAATAGCTTCTACTAAATCACCATATTCTTCTAATAAATCATTTTCCTCACCTAGAAGGTCAACAATCTCATCTTCACCTTCAGATTCTAAGAGTTTTTCAGGAACCAAACCATAATAACGAATAATTTTAATTTTATCGTCATTATATTCTTGGTCAATCCATGATGCCTCAATATCCTTATCAGGCGTACTATCATCTTCAATATCTGTCTTTTTGTACGTACCATCTTTAACTTTCTGTGCAACAGAATGTGCTGAAACAAACTCTTCGATAGCAACACCCATAGCTTCTTCAATAGTTGTAGCATTTGGGTCAATAATAAAGTTTTGCGGATTAATTGGGCGAAGGATAACATTAATTTTTTCAACTTCTTCTACTCCAATTTGTAATGTAG